GAATCCAAGGCAATTTTTGACGAATTAAAAGATAAACCTTCTAAGTCATGGAGTGATTTAAAACGTAGACTCAAAAAGCGTGGTATTTCTGATGACCGGATACAGAGAGCTATAGATAAAATTAAATCAATCGAAGCACAAGAAAAACGTCAGGTTGTGGGATTGGATGATTACGTCCCAATGATTCCCGATGATGTGACTTTAGACACTCCAGAGATTGCAGTTGGTAAAATTATCAAACAGAGGGAAATCGGGCTACAACAACGACGCGAAGCCTTACAAGAAATCAAGGATCTAGGAATTGAGTTAGCTAAAATTAGATCCGATGAGAGCAGATTTAATGTCCGTCTTCGTCGCATGAACAAACGGAATCCCAAGGAGTTCGTCTCACCTGAAGAAATTAGAATTAGAGAAGTTAGACAGGCTCGGATTCAAACAAAAATAGAACAAGCCCAAAAAAAAGCCAACGCCATCGGATTGCAACTTGAAAAAGCTAATCTGGCACTTAATCAATTAGATATCCCCAATCTCACACCCGCAGCCAAACTACGAAACCAAGCTGTTGAGAATCTAGGGAATGAAGGATCTAGTCTGTCCGATGCTACCAATAGCTTAAAGGCTCAAATATCTAACGAGATAGACAGCCAAATGTCTAAAGGTTTCATCCCTCCTAACAAGAAAATAGCGGGGCTAGAACAAGCAAATAACCGTGCTAAATTAATTATAGAACCCGTGTCTAATCTGATTGAAAAAACAAACCTAGAGGGTTTACAATCTAAATTAACTGAACTCCAATCCCACTATCAAAACCTATTAGATCCTCTTTACCCTGAGAACTTTTTTGGGCGTGATATTCAAAATGAATTGACATCACTTCGCGCCGAACTAAAAAGGGTTAAGGCCGAGATTGATAGTTCTGTTAGACTATTGAAAAGAACCGATCAAACCCTCACAGCTACAACCAATCAAACTGAATCAATCTTAGGGAGAATGGGTTATCTAAAGACCGGAGCGCAACTAGAAAAACAAGCTAAAGAACTTGAATCTCAGATATTAGATTGGGAAAATAGAGTTAAGAAAACTAAAAACTACGAGCAAACCTACGAGCCGTTTAGTCAGATAGAAAGACAACAACCGTTAGACAAGTTGACTCAGGATGCTATGGATATTAAAGCTCAAGTCCCTAAGTTCAAAAAGGAATTAGAGAGTAGGTTTAGACCTGGATTAGATAATGCCAAGTCCACTATTTCTGATATCGCTATACAGACTAAAAAACTTGAACAATTGCAGAAAGAAATTGATGGTATTCTAGCTGATACCTCTAAACTTCCCATAACCAAAACCCAAATCCCCGACTCTGACATAGGGACGTATAACGCGGCGGTCGAATTGCGCAAAATATCCCGTGAGATTGCAGAGGAAACTAAACGGTTAAAAGCGTTAGCTGGTGCTAGTCGGGTTAACCTTGATGAGTCTTTAAAGTCACAAAATAAAACCTATCAGCAATACGAAAAACAACGGTTTGGGGATGAACAGACTCCATCATGGGAAAAGAATCTATCCCCAATGGTTGAGTCTCGCATCAATCAAATTGAGGATGCTGTTAAAAAGTTGGAAGCCATAGGTCAGGATTGGAATATAGGGTTTTTAATTGATATCGGTCAAAAGATTGATGATGGTGTTGATGCCACGGGAAAAGCTCTCAAGGTTCGGCGGTGGCTTGATGCTAACGGGCTTTCACCTGAAGACTTGACTTTTTTACCGCTTACTGGTAAAAAAGTGGGTTATGAAGCCATTAGACAGTTAGCTGACGAAACTTTAAGGCAGTACAGTATTGTCCAGTCCAGTATTAGAACACTCAAAAAAGATACCCAGTTTAAAGTATTTACTGAAAATGGATTAATTGAGGAAGGCGAGTTTTTAAAATGGGCAGAAGATCAAGCCGTGTACTGGCAGAACCAAATTAAATCATCAACATCTGACAACTGGCAGGGGTCAAGTTATGAGCGAGTTGATAAACTCTGGAAATCTTTAGAGGGTAAAAAGGCTTCAGACTTACAGGCTAGACAATCAATCAAGCCCGATGATGTACAAGGTCAACTACGGAAAACCGTAGGCAAATATCAAGACTGGCAACGTAAATATACTGTACTCAAGGAACAGGGAGAGGTAACAGGGAATGGAATTAGATCCTTAAATGATGCTCAGAAGAAATTATTAAATGAGCAAAATATTCTATTGGAACAACTTGATAGATACAATCTTGATAGCTCAAATCTAATTAGAGATAACGCAGACAACACCCTACAAATATGGGAGAAGGTCAGACAGGATGCTGGTAAACCCGTATTCTTTGATGTGAAAGGAAAAGCTATCGAGAGGGGGGAACTATTTAAACAATTAGATGAGATTGAGAATAAGTTAAAACAATCTCTGAACATGAGAGAAATCAAGATAGAACCGCTAACTTATCAAGCTGATAAAGCCTCGGCAATGATTAGAGATCGGAATATTCTTAATCAAGCCTTGACTGAATTAGAGCCTAAAATATCTGAAATTCAACAACAAATTCAACAGCTTAGTATTGCCAAGAAAGGAACTAAAAAGTTAGAGGCTCAACTGAGTAAGTTACAACTAGAAAAACAGATTAAACAACAGCAGTTAGGGGAGGTTATTCAAGATGTTAGAGACTTGAGATTACCGCCATTACAGAATGAGCAAATCCAAATCCTTAAAGGTCAGATAGTAAATACCCAGAAACAGTTAACGGGTATTCAATCTGAAATGGCAACACTGCGACGGGAAATAACCGCACTCAAAGAGCAGCCGTTAGATGGGTCGGCATCGGGCATTAAACGCCAAAATAGACTTAATGCTTTGGAGGGTAGCATCACCCGCAAGAATCAAGATTTATTTAAGGTTGTTGGGATGTTAAATAATCAGAGGGAAGAATTAGGAAAGTTGAGAGCAGGGAGTTAATGGAATAAATAGCTTAAAGTGTTTTGGTGTATAATAAAAAAGAGAAAAGCCAGAGGTTTTCTACCTTCTCCGGCTTTTCTCAAAAACGTTGTAATAATTTATTGGAAATCTATGTCTAATATAGCATTATCTGGCAATCAAGATCACAGTCAATCCAAATCCCCTTTTGACTCAATTAAGCGCGTTGACCGTGAAGGCTGCGAATACTGGTTAGCACGGGAGTTGATGAAACTTTTGGGATACGTCAAATGGCAAAGGTTTGAGAATGCCATAGAAAGGTCTAAAATCTCGCTCAAAAACTCCAATGGGAACCCAGACGAGCATTTCACCCACTTACCGGGGTTGCCTACTAGCAAAGGTCGGTTTGGGGACGATTATCAGCTTTCTCGATATGCCTGCTATCTGGTCGTAATAAGTGCCGATCCTCGTAAGATTGAAATTGCACAAGCGCAATCTTATTTTGCTGTAAAGTTAACGCTTTTTGACGGATTAATAAAACACTTTACAGGATGCAACCCTGACATATTCCCAAAAACTTCAGGATTTGAACGAGATCCGTCTGGGTTTGTCTATCTGATAGAATCGGTGGGAGTGCAACGCTACAAGATAGGCTACTCAAAAGAAGTTTACAAAAGAGCATCAAATATACAGACATCTACTCCATTTGAAATCAGAGTCCTGTACAGATATTTTTCAGTAGATGCCCCTCAGTTAGAGAGATTACTGCATGAATATCATGATGCCTACCGGATTCGTGGTGAATGGTTTGAACTGCCACTGTCAGAAGTGTCTAATTTCTTGAATGTTGCCAATGAACTTGATCAAGGTATTGAGTTGGATACGGAGTTGGAGTTGTGGGCAAATCAGAAAGGCGATCGCCAAATGATTATTGGGGAATAATTAACGAAATAACCCCTATAATTAGGAGTTATTTTATAAATATAATATTAAATAATGCTAATTAATTAAGATGTTAAATCAAATTATTCATGGGGATTGTTTGGAGGTAATGAAAGATATTCCTGACAAAAGTATTGACGCTGTGATAACTGACCCGCCTTATTTAACGACTAGCTTACATTTTGACCAAGCAAATTATGACATTGATAGTCTTTTAAGTTTATTACTATTAAAACTAAAAGATACTGGGCAAATAGCTACATTTGGATCTATAGAATTGTTGGCAAAGTTCTCATTAGTATTTCCTATAAGATGGACTGGAGTATGGTTAAAACCAAATCACGGGTTCAGAAGTTACAACGCAAAGAAACCACCCTCAAAAATGGAAATATATGCGGTGTTTGCTCATCCCAACTATCAAGTAAGTGAGATTACCTTTAACAAGATAACAAAAGATGGGGAACCCTACGAGAAGAAAAACCCTGGAATAAAAAGAAGTTCATGGGGCGGTCAATTGACGATGGGGAACCCTGACGGATTTGTTGAGATAAACCTAGGAACAAGACATCAAACCGATGTTATTGATGCTCCTAACAAGCCCTGCATGAAGATTTCCGAACGGTCAGAACACCCCACTCAAAAACCAATAAAAGTTTTTTCAACACTTATTCAGTGGATAACAAACCCTGGGGACGTGGTAATAGACCCTTTCTGTGGCAGTGGTACGACTGCGGTAGCCTGCAAAGAATTGGGACGTAATTATATCTGCATCGAAAAGGAAAAGGAATATTTTGATATTGCTTGTGACAGGATTAATCAACCCAGGGAATACTCAGAA